TTCCTTAAAAAAATTGGAAGAGTCGTTAAACCAGCTAGAGGATTCAACGTCATCGCCACCGCAAATACTAAGGGTAAAGGTTCAGACGATGGAAGATTCATTGGAACTAATGTGCTTAACGAAGCCTTTCTTGAAAGATTCCCAGTAACATGTGAGCAGGATTATCCATCACCAGCAATAGAAACTAAGATTCTAGGTAGAGTTGCTTCTAGTCTTGGTGTTGATGATGATAACTTCTGTAAGAGACTTGTGGATTGGGGTGATATTATACGTAAGACATTCTATGATGGTGGTATAGAGGAGATAGTTAGCACTCGTCGTTTGGTTCATATACTTCGTGCTTACAGTATCTTTAAGAATAAGCAAAAGTCTATTCAAGTTTGTGTAAACAGATTCGATGATGAGACTAAGCAATCATTCCTTGAGTTATATGACAAGGTAGATGCTGAGTTTGAATTTGACAAAGCAGAGGAGAGTGCCTACAATGACTAATGCATGGGCTCTAGCAGCATCTATTTTGGATGGAACATTTGATGAGGATTATCCAGTTATGAAAAAAGAAGACACAACAATTACTCCATTGGAGAGTGATGAATATGATCCAATTAAAACTAGTGAATTTAAAGTAGAAGGGGATGATATTAAACATTCTCCTTACTACTATGATTACAATCGTAATGATCCTGATGCAAAGAATCCATTTACGGATGCCTTTGATTATGCAATGGGTGAAGCAGTAGTTAGTGGTAATGATTATCCATCAGAATTTACTACATTTTCTGATAATGATGATCAAATTGCACATCATATAGATCGTGTAGAATCTAGTTTAAACTATGATGAGTTGAAACTAAATATACAGGCAAACTCACCATATAATGATGGGTATACTCAAGATTTTTATAAGGAGGAATTAAAAAAAACAATGACAGACAGTAGGAACAAGTATCATGAAAATGAGATACTCAAAGATGTAGAAGAGTATGTATCACGTACTTACAATGGTCATTACACAGGCACTAAACATGAGTATCGTAATGTTCAAACAATAGACTTGATGGCATCCAGAGATCTAGCTTCTGATTTTTGTCAAGCAAACATACTTAAGTATGGTAGTAGGTATGGAAGTAAAGATGGAAGAAATAAAAAAGACTTGCTTAAAGTGATTCATTATGCTATGCTATTATTACATTTTGATGAACATTATGGTAAGCCAAAAATGACTACTGGCAACATTGATCATACTATGCCTTAATTATGAAACTATCTGATAAAACTCTTACGTTACTAAAAAATTTCTCAACAATCAATCAGTCTATTCTTTTTAAACAGGGTAGTTCATTAAGAACTATTTCAGTAATGAAGAATATTCTTGCTGAAGCAACTATTGATGAGGATCTTCCAAAAGATTTTGGTATATACGATCTGGGGCAGTTCTTGAATGGATTAAGTCTTCATCAGAGACCTGAGTTGGATTTTGATAATGATCAATATATGGTCATCAAAGAGAATAAAATGAGAACAAAATATTTCTTTGCAGATCCTAAAGTCATTGTTACTCCACCTGAGAAAGCGATTACTCTTCCTAGTGAAGATGTATCTTTTGAATTAAGCACACAACAATTAGATAAGTTATTAAAAGCAGCTGCAATATATCAACTTCCAGATTTAGCTGTAGTTGGTGAAGCAGGTGTAGTTAAGATGGTAGTTCGTGATAAGAAGAATGATACTTCTAGTAGTTTTTCTATTATTGTAGGAGAAACTGAATCTACATTCTCATTTAATTTTAAGGTGGAGAATATTAAGATTATTCCAGGTACATATAATGTGGTTCTATCACAAAAACTTTTGTCACGATTTACTTGTCAAAATTATAACTTAAGATATTATATAGCTCTAGAACCTGATTCAACATTTGAATGAACATCTTTGTCACAAATCCAGATCCACATGTATCAGCAAAAGTATTGCCTGACAAACATGTGGTGAAGATGCCTTTAGAGACATGTCAGATGCTCTCTATTGTCTTCTCACATTGGTATTATGATTGGGGTGATGATTTAGTTAAAAAGAAAGATGGAACACCTTTCAAAACTCAGAAAGGTGCATTCCGTAATCATCCTTGCACTCAGTGGGCTGCTGCAAGTATATTTAATACTGCATGGTTGATTCAACATGGATGTGCATTGTCTGGTGAGTATACCCATCGTTATGGTAAGATTCATGGATGTGCTGATGCATTGTTTGAAGCAAAGAAAACATTCCACAAATTCGCAGGAGAAGTAATTACATGTTATTGTATGGTAGAATCATTTACTCGTGCAATGCCAGATGAGTATAAACATGACACAGGCATTGACACTTTTACTGCTTACCAGAATTACATTAGCAGCAAACCTTGGGTTGCATCTAATTATCTTCGTGACCCATCCAGAAAACCAAATTGGTTATGACTAAAACTGAAATTACAATAGGAAAGGTAAAGACAGTCTTTACCACCTCTGAACCTGATGAAGTTCTCATACAATATGAGGATAAGGTTACTGCTGGTAATGGTAGAAAAGTGGATTTCCCTCAAGGAAAGGGAAAAGTTTGTATGGAGATTTCTTCTCTACTTTTTCGGTATTTGGAAAAGTATGGAATATCCACTCATTATCTTAATTCAATTCCTGAAAGGATAATGACTTGTAAGAAGGTTGATATTATTCCAATAGAAGTTGTAGTTAGAAATGTTGCTACTGGTTCTATTGTTAGACAGACTACCTTAGAGGAAGGTAGAATTTTTAATTGGCCTTTGGTGGAGTACTACCTTAAGGATGATGAAAAAGATGATCCATTACTTACAGAAGATCGTATCAGACTGATGGGTGATTATCCATTAAGAGATATGGAACAGACTGCTAGAGAAGTTAATGGTATAATGTCAAAGATCTTTCGTGAGATAGGTCTTACACTTGTTGATTTTAAATTGGAGTTTGGTTATGATCTTGAACAAAATTTACTCCTTGCTGATGAACTATCACCTGATGGGATGCGGCTTTGGAGAAAAGGTAAGAGTTTTGATAAAGATTTGTTTAGAAAGGAAAAAGGTGATATAGTAGAAGCATACAATCAAATACTTACTAAATTGAAAACTACTATTGATGATTAGATTATGGAGGATATGGAAGTATGCGTTGGGTTCTTTCGCTGATGAGAAGACGAAAAGGTATGATAATAGTATACTCATTATTCGATCTTTCATCTTTCTTACTTATCTCATTACTAATTGTTTTATTATTGCAGGAGTAATCCGACACTGGAATTAATTATGAGTAAAAAAATCCCTTTAGATGAATACATGTCAAGTGATATATGGAAACATAATATAT